TCCTGATGCTGTTCGTAACGTGGCTGCTTCCCTTAAGAAGCTGGACAGTTTGGACCTCAGTGGAGCCAGTGCTCGTGCCAATAAACTAGCCAAAGACCTCATGGGTGGCGTTGCTCATACTTTGGTGCGTAGAGGTGTGGTTGTTGGAGGCGCTGTTGGTGAACAACAACCTGCTACGGCTGCTCAACCGGCTGAATACAATCCAGACGAGTACGAAGTGGTTAAATGATCGACCCCATAAGTGCTTTTGCGCTGGCTCAAGGAGCTATCAAAGGTGTAAGGGCACTTACGGCTCTCTATAAAGAAGCCAAACAAGCCGGTAAAGAAGTTGCTGACATAGCCTCAGAAGTCTCTGGCCATGTCGGTAAGTTCATGGAAGGCACTGAGAAGCTCCAGAAGATTGAACTTGAGTCTAAACTAGCTCCTCCAGACCCTTCCAAGAGCATCCAAGCCCAGGCTTTTGAGAACATCATGCGTCGGCATGAGTTACAGAAGATGGAGACTGAACTCAGGGAAATGTTGGTTTATGAGTTAGATATGCCTGGGGTCTGGAAAGAGTTCACTACTGAGAGGCACAGACTTACGGTTGAACTTGAAGACAGGATGGCTCAAGAACTAAAAGAAAGACGAATTAGAGAGGCGAGACAATCCAAAAGATTAGAAAAGATCAAGATTAAAGCAGCTATATCCATAGCTGTTTTTCTTTGGTTCTTTGTATTCTCTGTCCTAATGTATGGTCTTTATCTAGATGCACAGGAGCGTAAGTTACTAGATAAGTTTGATCGTAAACAGTTTGAATATCTATGGGTCAATGATCCTGATTATATCGAGTGCTGGAAGGTCTTCCAAGCCACCTCAATGCTCCCAAGTTTCTGTAGAAAGGACTAATTATGTTAACTTTATTGTCTACCCTTATCAGCTTCCTTATGGGTGGCCTACCTAAGCTCTTGGACTTCTTCCAGGACAGGTCAGATAAGAAACACGAGCTTGCCTTGGCTGCTATGCAGACTGAGCGTGAACTTGCTATGCTTGAGAAGGGTTACGCTGCACAGGCTAAGGTCGAGGAGATCCGTTTAGACGAGATTAAAACCTCCAGCAGTGCTGAGACTACCCAGGCCATCATTGGTGCTCAACAAGCTGAGATGCAGGCCATCTATGCCCACGATATGAGCCTAAATGAAGGTACGTCGCAGTGGGTGAAGAACCTCCGTGCTCTGGTTCGTCCTTTGATTACCTATGGCTTCTTTGGTTTGCTGGTAATGATCGATTGCCTTCTGTTTTGGCATGGGTTCCAGCAGAATGTAGATTTCACCACGCTGGCAGATCAGTTGTGGGATAATGAGACTCAGGCGCTGTTTGCTTCCATTATTGCTTTCCACTTTGGTGGTAGGGCCTTTGGAAAATGATAAGCGACAAAGCCATTGAAATGATTAAACACCATGAAGGAGTTCGACAGCTTCCATATCGTTGTCCTGCTCTGTTGTGGACCGTTGGTGTTGGTCATGTTATTGACCCTAATCATATCAAAGTACCTTTAGAACAACGTAAACAACTTGCTATTCCTGAAGGTTGGGATAGGAAGCTTACGATGGAGGAAGTTAATGCGATTCTTCAGAAAGATCTTGAGTCTTTTGTCAGAGGTGTTCTACGTCTCTGTCCTAACGCTGCTACTAATCAAGGCCACCTTGACGCTCTTACCAGCTTTAGTTTCAACGTAGGACTAGGGAACCTCCAGAAGTCCACCATACGGATGAAATACAACCGTGGGGACATTGAAGGAGCCGCTGAAGGCTTCCTAGACTGGACCAAGGCAGGCGGTAAGGTACTACCTGGACTGGTCAAGCGAAGGAACGATGAAAGAGCACTTTTCTTAGGTGCATAAAAGAGGCCCCGTGAGAGGCCTTTTTAGTTACCAGAAGAAGGTTATCTGAAGGAAGCCAAGTAATATCACTATACCTGTCTTTTCATATATTTCTTCTTCGTCAGTTTCAACGTACAAGGTGTCCGCATGAGCGATACCGAATACGAGCCCGTGGATGAAATCGATACTGCAATTCATCAGAATGCAATCTCACAAGCGCCAGCGGTGCAGGATAGCATCTGAGCGCCTTCCACGTTATCAGTTCCCTCAATGAATGCGTCCCAGTCAATGTCTTCTGGCATTGATAGAGCCATCTGGAGGTACTCACCAGCAGTGATCTCCTCGTAGGGAGCCTGACGATACGTACCACCATCGTAGGGCAGGTAAGACACGCCAGTGACCTCATCGAAGTGATCCCAAGTCCATGCACCGACTTTAGGCCACTCATTCTCGTTCACAGAGATGGTCACAGAAGGCTTATGCTCACACCAGTGACGCTGGAATACCAGCCAGAGATCCAAGTGCTCTACGGCGCTTAGATCCTCTCGTAACACCGCTCCTTCACCCACCTTCTGAGGAAAGCTAAACACAGTGGTTGAATCAGGCTTCATCACACACGGCTCAGACGGGAACCCTTGAGACTTCAGGAAATTGGTCAGAGGGTCTTTGTTGTCAGAACGCACACGGCGAATGTAATACTGACTATGCTGGGGATGGATACCACTAGCAGTTCCCGTGAGTTGAGACACAGTGCCTTCTGGTTTAACGCAAGTAATAGCGGCAGACACAGGGATGCCAAGATCGTTAGCCATCCGAGCGTTTGTATCAATAGCAACATTCTTCAACTCCTCAAGGCGCTTAGGAAGGTCCAGGTCATAGGCGCTGTTCAGCAACGGATTATCAAGAATACCGGTCATAGACACGCCCAAGAGACGCTCTTCCTCGGTGTTGGTCTGCCAGATCTTCCGCAGGTACGGGAAGTGAGTCATCGTCGATTGAAAAGTCCCCAGAATCGTTGCCAAGCGGACCTTATTACGAAGTCGATCCATATCATCGCCGTTACGAACAATAACGGAAGAAAGATTGCAAAATTGATAAGGTCTAAGAATAATCTCGCTGCAAGGGTTAGTACCCCATTCTTTACCCAGGCTACGGCGGCCATTCTTTTCTGCTTGAAGCTCTGAAGCATAACGATTGAAGATTCCTCGCTCACCGGAGTGAGATTCATAAATGTTAGTCCATTCACGCATAAACTGACCAACGTCAGGCTTTACCTCGTAAACAGCACTGTTGTTAGCCAAGGCTCGTTGACCGTTACCATCCCACCAATTGCCTGCCTTAGCATGAGCCATACGGTCATCACCAAGGTCAGACAGGGAGATCATAGCACTACGGCGCACTCCGCCCACGACGACAACTTCCCCGATCTTACAGAGAATATCATGACACTCGATGGTGTGTAACTTACGCCCCACAGCTCCTTTGAACTTGGCGATAACATATTTAAACAACTCCACCAGAGGCTCGGGTCCACTTGCCCGTCCACCGAAGGTTTTAAGGCGTGTACCGGCAGGACGAACTGAGGAAACATCCCACTTCGGGATCTCACCGGCGTAGAGGAGAGCAATGATCTGACGGAGAGCCTTTGCCCATCCTTCTTTGGAGTCTTTAACAACAATAGTAGTATTGCTGTCGTACAGCTTTTCAGGAATCTCTGGTAGTTTGTTAACATATTTCTGCTCCACGCTAAAGCCCACACCTGTGCCACACAAGAGGATGTACATAGCCTCGTCAAAGGCTTTGGGGTCATCAATGGGCAGGTACGAGCAGTTATAGCCAGCGATGTTCTGGCGCTCCAGAGCCTCACCAGCAGTCATAATTGATCGCATAGAGGGCATAACTTCCAGGTTAGTCACAGCCTCTTCAAGCTCATAACGGAGGGCAGGACTGAGCGTATATTGGTGCTTGTCCTTGAGGTGCTTTTCCATGAAGTTAAAGTATCGAGTCACGGTTTCGGGCCAGTGCTCTCGTCGTCCTTTATCGTCTAGGAACCGACTGTAACGGCTTTTTGCAATGTAAGTTTGGTACGGGGTCATTATTTTCCTTGTTCTAGTTCAATTAGCTTTTCAAGATAGTGGATGGCTTTCTTGAGGTCATCTATACCGCCCTTGTCTCTCCAACGGGACACGTATTTTACGCAGTTTCCGGTAAAATAGCAAAGGTTATTTGCATGAATGTAGTCCCAAGGTTGGATTTCTTTGTCACTATAGTGACTCCCGGATACTTGTTTGCCATTAGCACCTTTTTGGGGCACTTTCTCAGGCAAGTTCAGTGACCTCATATAGTCCTCGATTCCATCACGGGTTGTGTAATGGATTGTCCCCGGCAGTGGTGTCCATTCGTCCATATTTCTTCTCCAAGTATTCGATGCTTAAAAACATTTCATCAAAGTGTCCGTCTTCAACCTCGTTCATCACGAGTAAGCCCCGCCAATGACGGTTACTAAGCTGATCCATATAACTCTCATCGTGCAGATAATAACTACCAACCACAATAGCTGTGATAGGTCGTCCATCAGCTCGTTTACCATAGGCGACTTGTTTTCCTTGTTGGTGTCCAGCAACACACGACATATGTAGCTTACTGATAATAGCAGCAGGAGACGATGCAGGTCTGCCCATAGCACCGACAGGCCAGTAATGGTTAAAACCAACACCATTAATGAAAACAGGATGTAAGAACCCATGTACTTCCCAGTCAGATTCATAACCTAAGTCCTTTGTTGAGATTAACCCTTCAAGGGTGGGATTGTTGTTAACAGCCCTATCAATACGATTCTCATGGTTGCCCAGAGTCAAAACCATCCGAGGCTTGTAAACCTTCTCTTTGTTCTTCTTCTGTCGAGCCTGCAAGTCTTTGAGAGGCTTCAGGAGCATCTTCATAGCTTGCTTCGCAATGTCGATATCAGACTTGTACCTAAGACCTTCAAAGTACTTGGAGCCTTTAATATCGTGGGAAGACAGACTAGGCATATCAGCAAAGTCCCCGAGGTTAACAACAACGTCAGGCCGGTAATCCGTAATAGCCTGACCAGCCCAAGTAAGATGCTCCAGAGGAACACCTTGCTTGACTTGACAATCCGGTATAACAAGGATTCTCATTCTTCAGAAACAGAATATGATTCCATCGGCTGATGCTTACCGCCATTGTTAAGCTCTGGGTGTTCGGCCAACAACTGCAAGAAGTCGTTCTTCTTCAGCTCACGGCCAGGAGCGGCTGAATGATTATGGTCAAACATCGGGAAGTTAACCGCATAGAACACGTTCTCTCTGATCGAGTAGCCATAATGCAGTTCCAGCACTTTGATGAGATCTTCTAGCATCTGCATCCATGTAGTGCATGAATAACTCATACGCTGCTGGATGTACTGGTCAGGAAAGTCGTCCAAGTCAGAATTATCTTGGTCGATGCTGATACTTACCACTGTGTCTTTTTGGTTCATAGGTTTCTCCTGTTGAATCTGATGAAAATAGTCTTCAAGCTCCATTTAGTACCTCCTCTAGCGAAGGGAAATGTTCAAAGATTATATCTCGACATTGTTCCGCTACCTCACGATGCTCCTTCTGTGTTGCCTTATCGCAACGAATCTCAATGTAATGAATCCAGCTACGCAGGGTTCCATTCATGTACAGTTTAGAGCCTGTAAGACCTTCTGGCAGAAGTGCTCGTGCCACCTCTTTAGCGATACCCTTATGAAGAGCAGCCTCGTACAGAAACTCAGCCTCCTTGGTCAGTCGTTGCTGCACTCCATCCCACCAAGTGGCTAGGTAACGATCATTCTCATTACCGTACACATCTAGGGCTAGGCTATTCTGGCGATTAACCATGTCCTGCTTACGGCACTCACGAGTCTCAAAAGCTTCTGCCGTAGCATAACGCTGAGAGAACTCCTGGAAGCTAAAGCTCCGATGTCTCAGGATCTGACGAGCAATGTCCCTGGTGGTTTCAATCTCCATGCAGACATTGACCATCTCGAACGGACTCCAATGCTTGTTCTTAACCAAGTACTTGAGAAGTTTTGAAGCCGTCTGAGGGTTGTTCTGGTTCGCTGGGTTGCTCACCCGAGCCATGTACGCTATCTTCTCCTCCGCTTGTGGTGTCACCCACACTAAGCTCACCTGGGTCATAACTCTTTCCTTCATCAATTAATGTCTGGATTGCATGAATAATTGCCCAACGGACTATGTTATCTTTATCCTGTTCCGAGAAGTTCATTGCATAGTCTGCTGATCCGTCCTCATTCTCTTTAATCAGGTTTATTTGCATTTCTAAAGCTCCTTACAAAATATTCAGCATCAACGACAACAAGAGGCTTACACTGGTTCTGTTTGATAAAGACAACAGGCTCATGCGTCCCGTGTGAGCAGGCTTGATTATAGAAGTCATACACGGCGATACGAGCATAACTCTTACATTCAATCTGCCAGGGATAAAGCTTACGAGCCGCAGGAGACAGCATAACATCCTCGCCAGAGGCTCCCATGGAGGTGGACTTAATATCGTCCCCTTCGAGCTCTGGAGCGTGTTCTAAGAGCCTTGCTGCTGCCCACTTCTGTAGGTTCCGTCCCTTTGCCTTTGCGCTACTGGTTTTCAAGCTTTAGTCCTCTCGTATTGATGCAACAATGCCCCAAAAGCATCAGTGTATTCTTCATCGTGGTTAGTCTTACCCATCGTAAACAGGATTGCGTGAACCAACTCATGGCAGAAGGTTTGCTGAGTCATCTGGTCATTCATTCCTGCTTTGATTTTGATTTCTTGGGAGCTTGGGTCACAGAGTCCGTATTCGCTAAGTCCCTCAACGTACCTGACTGTCCAGTCGAATCCTGCAAGGGTAAAGGAGGAAGCCACAGTTGGTTTGGGTGTCGTCTTAACCATAACAGTACACCGTTTTCGGTAACTCGTTCAATATTACCATCATACGCTTTA